CCCGCCTGTTGCAGTAAGGATTTCCTGCGGGCCGCCGCCTCTGCGATCAGTGCATTACGTTCGGCTTCTGCATCCACCACCCATTTTTCGCCATCCCATTTCCGGTACTCACCATCAGGAGGCAATGTAGTCACGTGCTCCGGTAGCGGGCCGGGGTCGGCAATATACATCTGATGCCCGGTCTTTGTATCGTAAACCGTCTCGCCACGGTGGTCCTCAGTCAGGCGCCATGTACCGGTTTCCGGGTCAAAGACCGCAATGTGTCCCTCCGGGATTTCCGGCGGCGCAATGTCGGTACTGTCAGCCGGTAATCCGGTGTGCGGCGGAATGTACGCATCCCCCGCCCCGATAAACTCTTTGGTGTCTGCCCGCAGGTTATAAATTTTGATGGTCTGCGCCTTGCTGCTCATTTTAAATGTCATCACGCCAGCCTCACTATGTAGTTAAATGCGATATTCTTCACCGTGGTTTCCGGGTTGCCGTCCTGGTCCACTATCACCACGTGACCGTGCGGGCCAATCCAGACGGTGTGGACGTGTCCGCCGATATTAATCGTATGGACGTGTCGCCCTCCCGCCTTCGTCCATTCGCCGCTCCCGACATGAAGCGAAAGGTGGTTTGAATCATTAAAGTACGACCATACACGCCCGCCGAACTCATGGACGTGCTCCCCGTCTTCACTGGTGGTTTTTGTCCCGTAGTCAAAATGTGACGTGGTTTTCGTTCCGAGGTCGGTCTCCAGCGCCCGCGCCGTGTGCCCGTGCGCCTTGTTGCCGTCCATCTCCTGAGAAAGCACCGCGCGGCCTGCAGGCTTCCCTTTAATCGTCCAGCCCCGCATGTCCGGAATAATGCCGGATGGATGCGCCCGCGCCAGCAGCGGATAAGCGGACTTATCAAAGGCCTGTCCATACATAAAAGCATAACCACCATCCGGGAGCGCATCCGACGGCCACGGGATCGGCGCGCCAACCGGGTAAAGGTTTGCCACCACGCCCGATAGCCCCAGATTCACCAGGGCCTGTTGCTTATCAGGAATGTCGCTGAGGTTATTTTCTTTCTGCAAATACCTGGAGCCAAGGTAGATATCTGACGGATTCAGCACTGAGAAATACGTTTTTGTATTGTCCAGGATGCACAATAACGGAACATTTTTCAGGATGTCACCGGCAACGAGTTGTGATTTATTGCCTTTAAGTAGCGGGAATTTACCAAGCACCCGCCCGCCCAGCGTAAGCTGTAATGTCGCGGCCCCGGTATTATTTTGCACAGGAAAAACAATAAGCGGTGCCCGCAGCGTCCACTCAGCGCCACCATTCACAAAAAATGCCGCCGGTAGTTCCAGTGTCAACGCGTTTGCAGTACCTCCTGCCACACCAGCGACATAATGTCCGCTCTGGAGTTGCGATATCTGTACAAAGTGGTTTTCTGAGCCGCGCGTGGCAAAGTTAGCCACAACGTCATTCAGATACCAGCCTTTGGGTGTGGTACCCTCCTGTCCTCTGATAACATTCAGTACATCGCCGCTTACTGACACAAGATGACAAATTTCAAAAGCAGACTCTTTCTTGTCGGTCAGTGTAATTTTTGCGTATACACGTTGCGTGTTTGATTTATTTTCAAAATCAGAAGAAAGTAATTTAGCGAATTTTGCGCCCGTTCCGGGCATGACAGGGATATCGGTCTGCACTGTCGTAATATCACCGGCCAGCGCAGAAACAATATTATTTCCGAATCCAAGAATCATTTTCCAATTACCGTTGTTGCATAAGTATAAATGAAGGGAAGCTTTACATATTTCTGGTCAATGGCATCTTTCAGAAAATAGCCTGTGCCGTCGCCATACTCTGGTATCTGAATAGAAAAAACGCTGTCTGATACTGTCACGCTCACATCAAATGTGTGCTGCAATGGCGGGTCTATTCCGTTTTTTCCGTGAATAAACCTCGCCACACGGCGCTTTAACCAGTCAATGCAAAAATGCGAACCGTCAGCCTTATAAAAATTCCATGTTAATATCCGCTTAAAATAATCATCAGGAACGTATGATGCTGAACCGGGTACATAGTTACGCATTGCTGCATAAGGAATAGTGTTGTATTCAATTGTGTCATACGCCCCCCGCGCTATTGCCTCCTCGGAAACCTGTAGTAAAGGTCTTTCAACGCCATAAATACCGAGCGCAATCCAGTCCAGCAACTGCCCGGTTATTGATTCCGATGTCCAGCATGGCAATGCCAGATTGTTGAGTGAATCGAGATATTCCTGGGCGATTTCATTGTAGGCATCAAAAAACGCTACTATGTTCGGATCATCTCTGTACTGCACAAATGGATAAGCAGGAAGAATTTTTTCAGTCGGATATTGCATGTTTCTTGACCTGAACCTGCGATGCTATTGTCGAAAAATACGCATAGGTATCACCATAAACCAGGCTGGTGTCTTTCGCTGGCTGGACAATATGACCGTTGATACCAATGCTTATACTGATGGTCGAAATCAGCGTGGCGTCCACCAGTAACCTGACTGAACTGGTGAAGATATCCTGAATCCTGAGCAGGTTTATCGGATGACCAACTTCGATCGAGTTGATGTAATCCGCAACATTCTGCTGAACTGCCAGTGCCACGCCAGCGGGATCGACATAATCATCAGAAACAGTATTCCAGGTGATTAGTACCATGACATTTTGCGAAGACGGGATGACAAACGGCACCTGATACACGTCCGGCGAAACAGTGATTGATACAGTGCGCTTTTCCACTGCTGCTCCTGACGGATTGCTTACATCGTTGGTCAGTTTCGAAATATCCGGTACAGATTTGTAAATCGCGTAAGCCACATCATACGGATCACCGCCACCAACAACCGCAACCCATTTCCCCAGCGACGACTGCCGGAAAGAAATCAGATTTTCTCGAACACCGCTTACCGATTTGAGCATCGCCTTAAAGCAATCCGGAGTTCCCTGCACACCGAACATGCCGGACTCCATCACTACCGCCCGATATGATGACCATGTCTGTTCGCTTTTTCCCGGAAGGCCGGGAGTGATGTTCGTGCACGTAACCGGCTGGTCTTTCGGTACTGATGTTATGACCTGCGTTACCGTTCCTTCCGGTACTGCCCACGAACCCGGCGTTGTGGCCACACAGTAAACTGGTTCGGTCTGCCCGCTTTCGGGAATCACCGTATCGCGGGAAACTGCATACTGATGGTTACCGTCGCCAACAACGAAACCTTTCGGGATACCGAATCCCGGCAGACTGGAAAAGACCACATATACCGATGTATTTGTGCCCATTCCTCTTTGTGGTCCATACATATTGCCGAGTTGCATCAGTAACGGAATATTCGCTCCGTATGGGCTTACAGAGTTAATAAGATCCACCCTCGCCTGGTCTATTAAGGCCAACGCCCCAACTGCTGTACTGGCAAGGTCAGTAATAAGCCCTGCGGGAAGGTTGGCTGTATATCCAGGTACTTTTTCAGCAACTCTGGTGATAAGATTCGCGAGCAAATCATTGGGTGGCGTAGGCTGCGCACCCGCACTGGTCATAGTAATTGGTATTTCTGGCATGGTTAATCTCAAGGATATGTTATGAAGAAATTAATTACGTTATTAATTGCATTAATTCTCGCATTTCCAGCATACGCTGAAGAAAACGAAAACAATCACACTCGTTTGATAAGGGCTGCCTGCAACAATGTCATGTATAAATTACAGCTTCAATATGGTCGGCGTTTTTTTTGCCATACTGATAATTTTACCGCTGGAAATATGAATGCTGCATACTTATCCGATTCCATTTATGGAAAATCAGGAATAATGCTAATGAGATTCGGTGATGTTTATTATGATAATCCCAGCCAACCAATCCCTGATAATTTACACTACTCATATAATATACAAGATATGGATACAGCAATTGCTTTGATTGTCAATGGAGGCGGTTTAAGCGAACAGCAGATAAATTATCAAGTATGTAAAAAGGGTATAGCTGACACTAAAGAAAAAATAAAGAAAAATAATAAAGATTATCTGGATAAAAAGATAGATCATAAAACCTATGAGGTAATGAATTCAGTTTTCAATGACGTAATAAAAAACTTTGAAAAATGTGTATTTGACAATAAGTAGTTGTTAGACTTTACAACCGCGCCCAATTGGGTATGATTGGGCGCATGAGGCGTCGAAACCTCCGCAAAAAGATGACAACCCAACACCCGACAGTGTTGGTTTTTTTATGCCAGGCACTATGTGATGGCGCCAGGCGCGGTCACATCCCCGATCAATGTCGGGAGGGCGACGAATACAACACCCGTAAGGGGAATAAGTCCGCGGTATCTTTTTGCACCGTTTCGAACCTCCCGGCACCACTCCGACAGTGGTAATTCGAAAAAAGCAAAAAGAGGTTATTATGACCATCCAACTAATCCCCGTTTTCAACGGTACTATCTCAAACGAAACCGCCCTTCTCTGTAATGCACGCGATCTGCACACCTTTCTTGAAGTAGGCAAACGCTTTGCCACTTGGTTCACCGAGCGAATCAGCGAGTATCAATTCATTGAAAACCAAGATTTTTTGATTATTTCCCAAAATCGGGAAAAAATCAGTAGAGGCCGACCAGCAAAGGACTACCACCTCACCCTCGACACCGCTAAAGAACTGGCGATGGTCGAACGCAACGAAAAAGGTCGGCAGATCCGCCGATACTTCATCGAGTGCGAGAAGAAGCTGCGCGAAGATACAGCTCATACCCAAAATCCCCTGAATGTTGATATCATCATGCGCGTCAGAAACGGCTCCGTTACCCACATTGAGCACCACAAATCAGGCTCAGTTATAACCACAGAATGGGCTATCCACCTGCTCCGTAAAAGCGGATGGATTGTTATGCCACGCGATGAACTTCTTAACACGTCACTGGCCCAACTGATGCCCGAAAATTTGACTCATACCGGAACCTGCGCGCGGTAGCTGGTTCCGTTAAAAAACACCACATCGATGTTATAGGTGGTGTTCTCTGCCCCATCTACCTTTGAAATTGCCAGTGATGCAAAATACCCGGCAAACTGTTGCTGAACCATGTTCACATAGTAGTCCGGGTAAATCTGCTGCACGATGCACTGCTGCGCAGGAATACCGTAATTCGCGTGAAACGGAGACTCTCCCAGCCCCAGCTTTAACGTCTGAATCAGGGTAGTCAGCCAACCGTAGGAGAAATCGCCGTTGGCGTCAGATTCTACTGCAACCCATTTTTTATTGCCGTTCGCGTCGGTGACGCGGCCCCATGTTCTCATATTTTAACTACCCAGAAAAAACAGGGGGCAAACACCCCCATAATCTCAGTGCGTTATAGCTTTCCCGAAACCAGGCAAAGAAATTTGCCCACGCTGCTCCAGTCGCTCAATCCGGGCCAACAGTTGTGGCTTTTTCACCCTTCCCCAACGATTTAGCAAACGACCTGACATACTGGCTACATCTTTTTCTTTCATGTACTCCAACATTACGGCATTTCGTTCTGCCTCGTAGCTCTCGCTATATTTGCGGAGTTCAGCAGTCATCCAGTTAAAGGCATTAATGTATGCTTCTTTTACCGCATCAGCTTTTGCACCATTGAACCCCATGACCAACATAACGAACCCGCTGAAATCCATACGGTAGTAAACCTGCTTCTTGTCGAAAATACCTAAGTCATTGATTTTTTCGGCAACGCAAAAATGCGCTCTCCGAAACTCATCTGAGCAGTGACTATTTTTCAGTGCCCTTAATACATCAGCATGTCGCTTACCAAATGCCTTTGCGACCTGAAAAGTGTCGGTTACGGATTCACCATTTGCTGCTGACACAAGGTCACGAAAATCAATGCCATTTAATACCGTCAGATGTTTCATGGATAACTCCTATTAGAAAGCTGAGCCAGTTCCGCAGAAAAGCCGCCCTTCGAGATGATCCGTTATCAACGACAGTTCTCAGGCTCAGCTTTCTGATAGGCTCGAAGTTAAACGTGCGCGCGGAATGCGCATTCGAAAGACAGTCCCGCGTTTACGGGACCATTAGAAAGAAAGTCACTTGTCGATTTTCACCAGGACATAAAAAAATCCCGGTGTATTGAAAACGCCGGGATCTGGGGGATATGCTCTCATACAGATCTACCCTTTCAGATAAATCAAAGTGCCTGCCACCAATGCGGTGCAAATGATCCACGCTACTGGAGTCAGAATATGCCGAATACCCCGACATACTGCGATTATTCTCGCAGCCTTATCAGCCCCTTGTGGGGTTGTCTCAGCCTTAAGAATCAGTTCGCTATCCATTTAGAACCTTTATGATCTCTGCGATTCCCGGAAGAGATTTAGCAACAGCAAACCCTCCGATAACTATAAGAACTGCATAAAACATTCTTCTCAGAACCGGACTTCTTTCGAGCAATTTTAGAGCTTCCACAATCCAGTCTCCTCCGCTAAAATTAATCATGGAAGACCTCCAAACATACGTAATTATCCCTTGCCTTATTCAAGGTTAGAAACAGAAAACCCCGACTGTTGGCCCAGCCGGGGTTTTCGTTTTATCTGGCTTAAATCAGGTTTATCAGTTTCCACGCCAGCATAATCACACAGATACTGGCAACAACATGCCAAAGGATTCGACAGATATCTTTGGGGGTTACATTGACGATCTCCATCGCAACTCCTAGTAATCTCAGTTTCAATTTACTATTCTTGATCTGCACAAAATCGGTACCCGTTTCGATTCATGCAAAAAGCCCCGACTGCTGGAACAGATCGGGGCTTTCGCTTTATTGATGTGATTTAAAGTGAACCGGTTTTAACCCGGATTTGGTTTTTTCGACGTGATCGTGCTGCCGCCGCTTTGAACACCCACCACATCATGACCATGACCACTGACGCTCACGCCGTTGATAACTGCATCCTTCTCGACGTTGAGAGGGCCAATCAGCGAAGCGGCGGTATCCTTCATTTGGGCTTTGTCCTGGACAATTGGGCCGTTGAGATGAATTTTCCCGTTCAGGAAAATATCTTCGGCCTCAAGGTAAACAGCCCTCGACTTTTGCCTGATAGCTTCCGGCGCCACGGTAACCGAACTGCTGCCGTCCTCTGTTTTGAGGATCGCGCCATCCGGACCGTACAAAACGATTTTTTGCGGATCTTCGTCGGACCAGTCCTTGTTTGCCAGTGGCACGAAAAACAGGGGAGTGAGCGACATCGAGTAAGAGAGCGTCGCCATACCGGTTCCCAACCCGGACACACCGCGCAGTGATACATCAGCGGCAATTGTTACTCCTCGATCACCCGGCTGTATCGGGTAACGGATATACGGAAATGTGGCGACAGGGATTGTGATCTGCGGAAAGTTGATCCCCTCCGGCAACATATCAAACTGAACTGTCACTATCTGCCCGCTGACATCGACAACATGGCAGGGCAATTCCCGCCCTTTCAGCTCGGCTTGCTGGTTGCCAGAGCTGGTCATCATCTCTGACAGCGTTCGGAGAAGCGGTAATTTTTGAGCGTTTGACATTACACCTTCAACCAGTTCTCAGCATAAGCTTCGAAAACCGTCACCCAGGCATCGCCGTCCGCAGTAAGATACGCTCCGATGTGTCTGACAGACTTAACCAGAAATTTTCCGGTGAACGTGGTCGAGTTTTTGGAGATAACACTGGGCGCTGTAGTATTAGTCATGAGGATCGACGATGCCCCCGAAAACACTCCCTGAGGCAGTTCGATCACATCGCCGCATCGTATATCTCCCCGCAACGGGCATTTAAAACTGACAGTAAAAGGGGCTATCCAAGTCGGCTGCCCGACAAGTTCGTGAAGCTCAATTTTCTTCGGTTTTCCCCAGTTAGCTGATGCGTTGTCGTAAACCCGTATCCTGTCGGAAAGGATGCTGATACCGACACCACAGTATTTTTCGCTGCGAATCATGGCAATCGAAGCACTACGAAGGACCGTCGCTAACGAGCCAATATCTTCGTAGGTTCCCTTCCACGGTTCAGGCAAAACGAGACTGTCACTGACGGTACAATCGATCAATTTATTCGGAAATGCCTTTTTTAAAGCGCGGGATATAACATCTCCCAGTTTCTCACCTGTTCTACCATCAAATTCTAAGATGAAAGGTTTTCCATCATCGGTTTTACGTATGGTTGGGTTTATTACCAAATTTAACGTCTGGTTTATGCCTATCCAGTTGGCGTAGGCCAAATAAATTTCGCCATAAATTACTTCCCCCTGTTGCAGTGGATTTGCCAAAGGTAATCCCTTAACAAAGCCGGCCTTCATACGAACTAAGCATCCCTGCAAATTCACGCTTTGCTCCAGCATGTCGATTGGCAGTCCGTAGATCGTCAACATCGTCCCCGCTCTGACTATATCCAGACCGGTTACTTCAAAGTCAAATTCGACATGCAACCCACATCCTAGTGTTTCACTGGTATCAAAAGGTCCAACGGGCTTTCCATTCCGACATACAGGTGGTTTTCCAGTTTTAGGGTTAATAATTTCTAATCGATAATAACGCATTACGAAACCTCAAACTGATTCGTACTTTCACGAAAAATGAGCTTTCCCGGCGCAAATGGAAGCGCCAGATTAATATCATAACCATCAGGGGAAGCAATTAGAGGGGTGTACACAAGCACCTCACCGGAACTGTCTTTCAGTTCCAAGTAGTAACGATTCGCGTACAGGTTAAACGGAACACGAGCAAATATTTCATATTCTCCGATTCTGGCCGTGAACTGAAACGGGCCTCGCCCGTCTGGTTTAAAAGGAATTAACGTTGTCATAAGCCAATACCAAACTCCTGCGCGACCTGGTTCTTAATACCTGACCACGATAGCGGCCCGTCTGACGGTATCCCTTTATCAAATTTATCCAGAACGCTCGCCAGCGTCGTTACCGTTTGTTCGACAGACGACAATGGCTGCTCAAACTCAAGCTGCCAGGTGTGCTGCACCTGCTTGTTCTGCTCGGAAAATCCGGACGTATCGACAAAAGACCGCATCAGACAGCGCGTGTAGATGAAAGATGGCGTCATTACGGTGTAACAGCCGCCATACTGGTTATGCATATCAAGCGCCATTTTCAGCGCCGTGAATGTCATCCCCTTCGTGGCGTAGCCTCCGTCCTCCGTCGATGCCGGGCGGATCATCTGCATGACTGCCCGGTTAGGCTTCCTGATAGTCGCGTTCGCCGCCGTTACCTGGTTATAGAAATTCAGGTTGCTGATTTCCTGCTGAATCAGCGTTGTCCCGGCCATCGGCGTAAAAGCCGCCATCGAGCGTGTGCGGATCTCACCATGCAGCAAGCCGTTAACAATACTGAGCCCTTCGGTCAGAACGGCGATCGGCATCACCCCGCCGGGAATATCCGAGGCTATACCGTCAACAAGCAAAATGGGCGAGACTTCAAAAGCCAGTTTGAAAGCCTGCCCAAAGTAATTTAGTGACATGGTTTACCTCGGCATAAGCCACGCAGTCCCGGCCAGTTGAGCGAGTATGTCGGATCCGGGTTTTTGCTGAATTTGAATCTGTACGTCATTTTTGCCACCACCAGCAGCCACATATGCCAGATTACTTCCCCATGCTGAATAGCCTTCTTTTCGCGCCATTGCCTGCATAAGGGATGCCATTGTCGAAGGATTATTGAGATCGAGCACTTCGTTGAGAGATACGCCCATCCACTTAGCAACCTGCCGTGCATACTCCTGAGGATTATTATTGTCGCCGGAAGGCGCCCACCGATTAATAATGTCTTCAATGGTTCTCAGCTTTTTAAAACCCGCTGCTCTGCTGGTACCGTTGTAGTACATCATCAACTGCTTACGCATCGCACTCCACCCATCAAGGGCTGAGCCAAAGGTACGGAAACCACCTCCACCAACAGGGCGGAGATTTCCAGGGTTATTGTTGCGATCAGCTAAAGTTCTTGGGACACCGGGTATATCCATCGCAACATCGGGGGTTCCGTGGACTATGTACTGCTTCCGTCCAATATCTGTATCGACGCCCATCCAGCGAAGCATATCGCCGGTATTTCTTTTGGCGTAATCCCATGAGGATCTCGTTGCAGAGGCAATATTTTTTCGATCCGAATAGGCATAACTACCGTAAGCAGTTGCAGCAAGCACAGTAGGGTGCCGAAGTGCAAGTCTCGCGCCCCACTTCAAAGCCTTTTGGCCGCCGAGCATTAAACCTAACGCGCCAAAAAGACCAGGATGTTCAGAAACGGTATTTTTAACATTCCCCAAGAAGGAATCATTATTATCAGCGCCACTTTGTGCTTTTCTTTCATCCCCTCCAAGCCACTTAACAAATGACCAGAACATTTTTACCACTTTGCTTACAGCGCGAGAAAAATCGTCAAGATCACGCTGAAATTGTTCACTGTTTAACCATTTGCCAAGCTTCTCTAACCCACCGCTAACAAAAGTAAGAACCTTTTTGAAATTCCCTCCGTTCAGAAAGCCTTCAATACTGGATGTCACGCTGTCCGACGTACTACTAATAAGGGGATTCAGGCTTGCCACCGCTGCCTGCCAGCTATTGGATATTCGGTATCCGTTCACCATAAGATTACTCGCAGTGTCCTGATAATCCGCCTGCATAGCGGGCGTCAGATAGGCACCTAGTAACTTTGTGTTAGTCGCGAATCGCTCGTTCAGTTGAGGGATTTTATCCAGATTGGCAGCGATCTGGTTGGCCGTCGCAACATCGACAAATCCCGCTCCCCATCCGTTAATAACGCCCTGGGTTAGCCCTGAGCCTTTATATTGTTTAACCAACGACGCAATAGCGCTCATCAGCTTAGGCAAGTTCTTTGCTGCACCATCTTTTGGGTTAATGCCAAGCGCCATCAAGCCCGAATAATTCGGATCGTTTGGGTTATTCTGCGCATTAGCCAGATGCTGCACAAGTTCACTGGTACCGGAAATATACGGAGAATAGGTGCTTCTGGCTGCCTGCATCTGGGCGGTGGTCATTCCAAGCCCCTGAGCCACGCTATATTGCGCGGCAACCTTGCTCGCCATATACCCGTACCCGAAAGCGCCAACCGACCCAAGCGCCGCAATTTTACTCCCCCAGGATACAGTCGTTTTAAACAGCGTTTTCAGTCGTGAATTGGTCTGGTAGAGCGTTGAATTGATCTGTTTATAAGTTTTTAACGTCGCCTGCGCGTTTTTACCCAGGCTGTTAAGGTACTTATCAAACATCGTTTCGCCGGTTATTTTGTAGTTACTGACGAACGCGTCCGTACTCTTACCTGAACCAATAAAACGCCCTTTTTCATCACGCTGCCGGCCTGCGGCTCCTGCTCCGTTTTTCCCCGAATTCGCCGGAGCGGGAAGGTTCGCCCCTCTGCTCCGACTTCCGCTCTGATCCGGTATTCTCATCGGAAAACCACCAGGGCCAATTTTTAAAGCGTTCTGGTACTTTTCAAAAATCGCCTCAAGACGCTTGATTTGATCCTCGTTTACATCAAGCGTCAGCACTGGCATCTGATTACCAGCCATTACATCACTCCTGTAGGATTTTTGAATTTAAGCAGCTCGCGTAGCTGAGCTGCCGTTTTCAGGTTCAGACCGGAATTTGTCCAGATGTCGCTAAATCCGGCTCCGGATGCAAAGTCGAGGATTTCGCTGATGATGTGCTCACCGTCTCGCCAGTACTGGCGATGGGCTTCGATGTCGGCAATGAAGCGATCCAGTCCGTAAGACTCAAGGATGAGGCGACACTGTTCCACATTCCACTGACCGTCAGCATCATTTCTTCCGTCTGTTCTGGTGTGTTTAGCGACGAGATGCATGTAAAAAAAACAAGCTGCCCTGCCACCTCATCCAGATCGACAATTTTACGCTCCAGCGCCATATCAAGCGGGATCGTGTCGTAACCTTTCCCCTCCACCGGATAGACAAGATTCGCCAGGCGAATGATTTCATTCACCAGTGTGTTACGTACACCTTTTTCACCATCCCAGATACTCATATCTCCGGCGATCCGCTCCAGCATGAGGTAAGCAATGCGCGGCCCAGCGATAACGCCAAGACCTTCGGAAAATATCACCGAAAAAGTCTTACTCAGAATGAAGAAATGCTCTTTGAACACTTCTTTACTGATCGGGGTGGCGTGTATCCAGGCTTTCCCTTTCTCAGTCTGGACGGGAATAATCAGATTTAAATTTCTGGCGATTTTCATACGAGATCCCACATTTCAGAGTTGATGTAATACGTGCCGGTGATGGTGATGGCCACACCCGGCTCGCCCCCGGCGAAAGTCATGTCCTGCACGTTGGTGATCGCGGTGTTATAAATTTCGAAATCGCCAAAAACGGTGCTGTCGCTGTAAACCTTCGCGTCGCCGATCGTGGCGTTCTTCTCCCACTGCGCCTTGAATTGTTTCCCCAGCGCCTGACTGCGCAGCAGATGAACACGCGCCTGTAAAATCATGTACGGCTGCGGTGACTGCACCGCGCCCGTCATGGCGGGTAAAAATTCCGTGATATTGCCCTGAAAGGACAACTCCACGCCCTCCTTCGCAAGGAATGAAGCGGAGACGTTGAGTTCAGAATGGGAAGTAAATTTAATGCTGGCGCGTACCCGGTTAAGGGTGCCAACGGGGATCATTGGATTTGGCACGACTCAGTACCTCACGGAAGTTGCATAGTCACATTGATGTTGAAAATGATTTCGGTGAATCCGCGCATCGGCGTATAGGCAGCCGACAGGCCCGCATAGCGACCGATGCCGTAATCGTTCGGGTTGGTTCTGGTGTACTGCCGGAAAGGCACCGCATTCACGACCGGCTGGCCGTTTACCAGGCCATAGGACACGCCTGTGTTGAATACACCCTGTGCGACCTGCTGCAGTCTGTCTATGCCGTCCTGGTCGTAGTAAAGCGGGTTAATCGGATTATTGCTGCCGTTGATAACTGCGTTCGCGAGCTGCATATCTACGTTAATCTGCACCCAGTCCACGGAATACCAGTACGTCATATCGTTGCCGTCACTGGTTACGCCTTTCACCAGAATCGTGTTGGAAATCCCCCCTTCGGCCCCCGTATCGACGTAGTTGATGTTCTGCTTCGTCATCGTGGTGAGGATTGAGCCTTTTCCCTTGTGGGCGTTAACAGCCTGCAAATAGCGGAATGCCATCGGCGGCACTTTGTTGATTTCCGAAGGGGACGCAGAAACGAAATTCCAGAGCGCCGATGCAGCCGCGTTCGTCGCCGGATACGTGTCGTCAGCCACAGCAATAATCGACTTAATACCTGCATACGGTGAAACGTAATTGGTGTCCGACGGCGTTTTCGTCAGCACGAAGAAATACTGCATCGCTTCGTTCGCCGTATGGAGCTTCGCCAGGGTGATAAACTCCGCGTTTCCGTCCCACGCCTGCGGCACCAGATATGCGTAAAAGCGTTTGAGCGGATCTTCCAGGTAAGCTTTCAGCGCAGCGATTTCCTTACTGACTCCGCCTTTCTGTACTCCCAGCTCCAGCAGGTAAGTCCCGACGGAATTTCCCTGAGCAAAAAACGTGTTTACGGCCGTCACCAGATTTTCGGCGCCATCGATGGAAAACTGTCCCAGCGTCGTCGGTGAGCCGTTTAAGTCCGAACCCGCTATCGTCCAGGTCAGTGAGTTGTTTCCCGCCACCGTTGCCGTGAACGTGCCGTTCCACGCGTCGGGAGAACAGCCGGAAACGGTGATATTCACCTCTGAGGAAGTATCACGATTAATCGTCACACCATCAGGTAATGTCAGGGTGACGTTGGCGTTGCCAGAGGATTTTGCGCCCGGCGCCGCAACCAGAGAACCGATCGCATTCGTCACCAGTTCTGTGATTTCTTTATCGCGGGTAATGAGTACCGGCTTGCCTGGTTCCTGCAATGTGGAGCCGAAGGAAAGAACGGCCGACATCTGTTGAAGGTTGGCGGGAATAGCCCCAATCGTCTGGGACACATTCACCGTAACGATATTAAAGCTCATTATTTGACCTCGTAGCTACAGATCGCTTTTTTGATTAACTGTTGAGTGATTTCCCTGGTGGTGGTCTGGTAGTAATTCACCTCAAAGTCGACGGTTTTTTTCTTTGCCAGCGCGTTGATTTCTACCTGACCGGATTTTGCGTCCTGCGGTACCGGAATATTGGTTACCCCGAACTCCTCATCCTCCAGCGCGCGATTCACTACAGAATCGACAAAATCCAGCGCCATTTTGTTGGTGAAACCGTAGAGCGTCAGGCGTACCGAGTCCTGCACAAGCTGGAAGCGCTGACCGCCATAAACGATGGGCGCAGCCTGCAACGGCGTACTGTTGCGGACGTCCACAGCGATATAAGGCGGCCGGAGGTTTTGCGGGACGAGATAGGACGGGTAAACCGTGGCGAAATCCTTCATCGCCAGCCAGAGCGGGATGCTGTTTGAAATGATCCGCTCGTCGGAAATTTCTTCCGGGCAGTCGATAATCTGAGAGCGCATGGTTGGCAATATCGCCATACCGCGATAATGAAAAATACCCGACTGCTGATAGCGGCTCTCCATTCGTGAAAAAGCGAACTGGACGCCACCATATTCACCCAGATAAATGGCATCCGGGTTTTCAACATTAAAATCGTCCACCTTCTGTAATGGCGTGAAAATGATGTTATTCACGTCCTTAGAGACGGATTCGTCCTGAACGGCAATCACCTGACGATGCAGGCTGCCTTTGATTTTCAGACGAGTGGGCGATTCAATATTCAGGCGACACAGCTCGTCACAACTCACGATTTCCGCATTCACCCAGTACACGAAACCATCCAGCGGCAGAACCTGCCGGACATAGAGCCTGAACGTGATTTCCTGGTCTGACGAGATGGTTTCAACTGCGGATTTAAGAACGGACGAGAGCTGCGAACTGTGCTGTTCGGCTAATTCCTTAAGACTCGGCATTATTATCTATCCACGCTATAAAGCTGCCCTTAAACAGGCCGCCGTCTATGAATGACGGACGCCGCTCTCCGGTATATTTGTCCTTAAGCCTGGAGTTAACGCCCAGTAGCGCGGCCTGAGTTGGCACAGGGTTTCCGTTAATCGTCATTCCGGCCATTTCTTCGACTTCCAGAAACTGATGAAAAATCCCTCTGGTCTTCCCCATCACCTGTACTGAAGGCAATGGAGCTTTATGCTTCAGGTGATTAACCAGTTGATAAGCCAGCATCTCGCCAGCTTCCCGGATAATCTCCTCCTTATGCATGTCCCAGAAGTGCGAAAAAATTTCGTATCGTTCTTCCAGATCCTGAGCCACCTCGAACGTGGTTTTTCCCGGTTCACCGCCGTAGTCATACGGCTGGTCGATAACCCCAAAACAGAGTTTCAAGGTGTGTACCCCCATACCGAACCCATCTGCATCAGCACCGCAACGACCTGTCGGCCATACGGGTCCTGCAACATCTGCAAATCCAGCAGCGTCAGGTTGCTCAGTGCATCACTGATGGTGATTGATCCCGATGTTCCCTGGTCCGCTGCCGAGTTCACCAGCCCGGTACTCAGTTTTCCCAGATCAAGTTTTTTTCGCAGTCCGGCAAACCATGAACCGGGGGCGAAATTCAGGAGAAATGAGGCGGCAGCGTTGTAAACCGTTCGCACATAGATAACGGGTAAACGCTCCAGCCCCTGATCGTGAGGGATTAGCTCCATCGCAGACTGAAAGCAACATTCCAGCGTCGGATCATCATCAGCAATAGCGTGAACCGGTACTTCCATCTCATCACGAACGAAGCGAATAAATCCCTCCAGTGACGGACGCAGGGCCATTATTTTTTAACCTTAATATTTCGCTTTGTGTTGGGCGGATTTTCCTGTTCGGTGTTGATCGCTTCTCCGGTGATTTCCATCTCAATACCGCCCGGTTGAGGTTTTTCGCCGCTCTGAATCACCGCCTGATCCACTGCGTTATTCAGCGATACGGCGCTGGCCGCGAGAATTTCCTCTGACATGGATTCCAGATTTTCCGTTTTCTGCTCCGCGCAATCCTCAATGCGACCAACGCTCACAGGCTTATCGATGGAGTAGCAGATACCGGAGAAATTTTTGTCCACCTTGTCGCAGCGCTGGAAACCATACGGCTCATGCTGGCGAATGATGTGGTCGATAACATCAGACTGATTCTCGATCATATGCTGACGTCCGGACGGAATTGTCACACCGAACGACTGCGTTTTTTCGGGGAGTTTGTAGTTGAACGTGTGCGGCTGACGTGAGCAGTTAGCGATGTAGAGCTTCATAAATTTTTCCCACAAAAAAGGGGAGCATTTGCTCCCCGTGTTATCAGGTAGAACGCTTATGCGTATTTGGCAGACAACAGGGTGATCCCCTCAGGGCGGAAGTTCCAGCCCGGCGTCGCACGCATGGTATACAACGTGGTCAGGCCGCCATCCGGCATCGGAGAAGGGATTTCTGTCGGCGCGGCCATATCGCAGAACATGACGTTCACGGCCTGCTGGTTCGGGATCAACGTGGAGAAAATATTGGTGTTAATGGCGTGACGCGCTTCCGGCACCTCAATCGTCGGGTTCGTAACGATGATCAGGTCATTACCACCAGCGCCTTTACCGATCAGCGTGTCGTCCTGGCAGAAAATGATGTCATCGCCTGTCGCCTTATCGGCGACATCTTTAACCATCGTTCCCACCGTTCCGGTACCGCCACCAGGACGCTGGTAACTGGTCAGCTCAACAATGCCTGTCCACTCCAGCGCCTTCATGAATCGCTGTGGACTCAGAATGACAGTCGTTAATGGCTGCCCCAGCAGCAACATGCGGGTTTTCTGGTCAGCAATCAGGCCAAGCATAAATTTAGCCATCTCGCCGGAATCCCAGGTGGTATATGAATCATTCCCTTTGCTGTCGTTGCCCAGATTCAGCGTCACTGCGTTCGGGGAGTTGGTGATCCCCTCGTTATTAGCCGCATTAACGCCATACAGCAGCATATTACGCAACATTTGAGCGTGTCCCTGGCGGTTAGCCAGGCGCAGGCCTTCAATCAGAGAATAGCCCCAGCGATCTGCTGCATCAGTATCGAGATAGCTGTATTGCGAACGGGAAGAAATTCGGTAAGTCATCATCCCGTCATAGCCACCAGAGATACTGGAGGACGGTAACTGGCCCGGCAGAGACTGGCTGACCTGCGCCTGCGAGGTCATGCGCAAATATTTCTGATAAACCATCAAATCACTGGAACTGATTTTTACCGATGGAGCACCGCCAGCCAGAACTTCAAACGCCCCGGAAGCCATGCTCTGTTGCACGATCATTTCCGGCAGCACCATTGACGGCGACACAATAGTCGTCGCGGGAGTAAATGCGCTCATGAATTAATATCCCCTTAAATTAAAAACAGGCCGCACGGCTTGCCGATTTCCCAGACAACGTTACCGCCGTCCTCTTTTTTCACCGTCAGGTTTCCCTCAACAGAGATCATCAGTAACTGAATATCGACTTTCGGGTTAGCACCCGGAGAGCCGGTATAGACATCAATGACATTTTTCGTCAGATCCCAGACAAAACCATTTGCATCAATCGTGTTGCTGCCGTCAGCCAGTGCGGCGACAGCGGCACTGACGGGTAACGGAATACGAGCGCCGGAGCCGATCCGGTAATAATGAACAAAACCTCCTGCGAGGTATAACGGCACCGGATTATCCGGCGTGGTGATACCGTGGAACGCCTGATTAAAGACCGTAAAGGCGTTACAGGCGCTCTTTGTAGCAGCCTTAATAACTGCACCGTTGACACTGTCTTTCGCCGTGGCAATACATTCCGTTACCCCAACTCCGCCCCAGACGGGGGCAGTAATTTTGCTGTCCAGCCGACCGGAACAAAGTTGCAGACGAATCGCCGGATCATCCTGCGCGTCCCCCTGCATGAGACCGCGGGATTCGACGTTAAAAAGGCCACCAAAGGCCCCACGGTTTTTAAATGGATGGAAGTTGATATCAGCCATTGTTCAGGTTCCCTTGAGTGTTGATTTTTGCCAGGCGACGCCCCGGAATTTTGAAGGCATTCAGCCAGACATTCGGATCGCCCTGGTATTCAGTAATGCGACGTCCGGCTTCGTCGTTGCGGACGCGTTTGTGCAGTTGCCCTTGCGTACTCATCATTTCTTTTTCGATGGACTGACGGGCAGCACTGAAAATTGCGTCCTCAAGCACAGCCAGAGTTGCAGAATCCGCAATCGCACGAATATTGACGTCCTTATGTGCAGGAGAGTGTTTCTGCATTGCGATAAGCGCACGCTTGCGGTAGTCCAGCGCGTTTTCACCAGAGAACGGCGCAGGCGCGTTTTTACCGCAGGCACTGAATGCGGAGTCGGCTTTTGCCTGCGCTTCTGCCAGGGCAGAATCATTGCGTTCTTTTTCTGCCGCTTCGTCAGCTTTGCGCTGCTCCTCGGCAGCTTCATCGGCTTTACGCTGTTCTTCCGCAGCGGCCTCGTCAGCCTTGCGTTGTTCTTCTGCCGCAGCTTCATCAGCTTTACGCTGTTCCTCTGCGGCTTCGTCGGCTTTGGCCTTTTCTTCGGCCTCTTTTTTCGCCTGCTCTTCAGCATCCGCCCGCGCCTTGTCCCGCTGCTCCAGTGAGTCCATGCGCGTGACGACACCATCGATTTTCTGATTAATGCCGCTCAGGGCATCGCTCACAACCCCCTGTAACAGGGCCTGGAGTTCTTCTTTTTCCATCTCGATTTCACCTGTATTTGTCACTTCAACCCCTGCGGGGATCCGGTCTTTATCCCACACGCCCAGCGAGCCGTGGTCTTTCGTCACCAGGGCGATGTGATCCACAAGGAAAGGAACACCTTCGATTAAAAAATTGGTGTCACCCTCCTGTACTTCCACATTTCCTGATGTGCTGTTAAACACCACCGACGGGCTTGTCGAAACATCCCCCTCAGTGATTTCTTCAACAATGCTTTTGAGGTAAATCCGGCACACCGCCCATACCTCATCGCCCCGGACATACGGCAGCATGACGCTACCGACGATCCGCGATTTAAAATCCTCCTCCGTCAGAACAGCTTCATCCGGGTGATTTGCGATAACCGGCAACCCATTACAGCGCCTCAAAAACTCTTCGTTCAGATAGAGCTTCGGATCACGCCATACGTGTTCTTTCAGCCCGGCGCGATACGCCAGCCCGGTTCCTGTTATGCGCAAATTCACCAGCCACATGTTGGAGAATTTCACCGGAGACGGTACGGTGCCGTCCCTGATGCGCTCCGCCACTTCAAGCTCGGTTAAACTCACGTTTTCCTTTCTCCGTTAAAAATTCGACGGGGAGTTCCTGAGGAGCGTAGATCGGCAGAGCATCACAACTGCAATACACCTCCTCCCCGGCAGCGGTGATTTCGTCATAAAAACCATATACGGGCTTAATAAGTCCCTGCTCCAGTGCCCACGAATCCCGGAGGAGATAAATCTTCTCGTCGCGCTCCTTGTGGTCCTGTCGGTAGTTGTAACCCGGTCGCCGCCAGTTCGAATGCCAGCGCAGGGCAATAGCGCCACCCTGAACTGCCAGCAGATACTTAACGTTACTTGCCAGCTTATGCCCCTGGTCGATTGCCACCCTGCGGCTGATAAAATCCATATCCTTCACGGATTTCTGAAACCCGGCCTTCACTTCCCGGCGATCAATTTCGCTCACCCCGTCAGGCGGAATGGACGTAACCCACCCCTGAAAACGCTGTATGGTTTTCTCGATGGCCTGTTCGCGGTTGAGTTTTATCAGACTGGCACTGGCGAAAATTCGCCTGTCGAGTTCCTTGCGAAACTCAGGTTTCAGCCTGTCGAGGGTAACTTTTTTCGGACCGTCTGCGGGCTGGTCCCGTAATGCCCCGCCGTCGATGACAAGACGGCTGTAGATAGCGGTGAGATGTTTTCTGGCTACGATGTCATCAGGGGTTTCACGTTGAGCGGTCACACGGAGTTTCCGGCACCATTCGAGCAATGATTTCTCGCTATCCCACCCGTGATTTACGTAGTAGTTAACGGCATCCGTCAGAACCTCATACAGCGTCCTGATCCGTTTCTTCCTCCTCCCCGCCCGGCTGGAAATTGCCATCAGGCGTCTCCTGCTTCGGTGGTTCATAATTCGCCAGCGCGTCCACATCAATGATGAGTGGAGCTTCGCCATAGGTCTGCGTGGCATTAACAAGGCTTGCCAGCCATTCAGTGACGGCGGCACGGTTTTCAGGATCAACCTGTGGCGACACGGCAGAGAAAAGTGCTATCGCCTGTTGAATCACTTTACTGTCGCTTTCCCGGCGTTTGTCCGGCGACTCCTCCACCAGCTCCTGCCACGTCGCGGTAAATTCACGTCGCCACTGGTAAAACGTGGTTTTATAGTCATCAGTTATGATGTCCGGGTAATCATTTTTCAGCGACTGATAAAATTCCTCGTTCCAGGCGATGTACTGCACCAGGCGTTCGAAATAATCCATCACGGGTTCAATCTGCTGGCGTACACCATCGATATACTGGCTGATAGCTTTCGAATCCTCGGTTCCTTCACCGAAACCATTCGAGAAAGCCTCCTCCTTGATGAGAATCGCGGGAACATCGCTACCTGATGCAATATCGGAAATAATGTTGTCGCGGGCGGCATTTAGCGCGCCATCGATGTTTTGTAAATTCAGCGAGGTAACGTCCTCATCCTTCCCGATACTAAGCACACCTTTATTTTTTGCCTCTTTGACATTTTCCCTTTTTCGTCCCGTGGCGGCAGCCATGATCCCGTCAAGTTTCGAACCGTTCTGCACAACTTTAGCTATCAGTACGCCCGCTTTCTGACTGACGAGATCATTCGCCTCCATCGTGTTGATATAGGATTTCAGGGAATAAAGAACGCGCTGAAACACGCTTCGCCCGGTGAATCCGAACGATGAACTCTGAAACTCCAGATAAATCGGTGTGCCGTTGAAAATTTTCAGTGTGCGTGACGGATGCCAGTCTTTTCCGCCAATCTTTAGCTTTTTATTGGCTTCCTGGAAAAACGGACTGTTTGGGTTCTGGTCAGTCACCATCGAACCGGACGCATTTAACGGGTCCCATGCGTTGATATACACATCATCCTCAGTCAGCCCGAATGTCGGGAGAGGTTCTTTGCATGAAACACTGTCGGTACCCACACCAATAGCAGCGGCGCCATAGCAACGAGACAGAAAAAACAGGTTTTTAATCTTCTCGTTAACTTTCATGCGCTCCCACACCTCCTGAAAACGTCGCACGACTCTCTCGTCGGGGTCGGTCTCCACGTTGTACTGGCGTGGCTTGCACATCGCCATCAGTATGGGTTTTTCGACAAGTTTCCCGCCCAGCGGGTGGTACTGCCACAGCAACTTACACAGCTCATAACCGATGTCGGTCCCCGGCTGAATTTCTTCAGCCTCAAGAATGCGCATCAGCGAAGAGCTGAGATTTACAGAAATCTCGATCTCGGCCATCAGAAACAATCCAGATTTTTACAATGCCGCGTAATTACCGTGCGCGATGATCAACCCATAGGTGTAACAATCGAAAAGGTCATCAGCACGTTTATGCGCGTCTTTGTCGGCCAGGTGGAACCCGGCGATTTGTTTTATGAGGTGGTTTGCGGTGGTACGTTTGAATGAAACGGTCTTGTCGTAAGCCTCCCGGACGATTTTGCACATCCCCTGATAGTGGTAGCTGGATGCCATCACCGCCCGTTCGTCTTTCCCCTTGCTGGTTAACGCTGACTTAATCGGCGTCATGTCCCAGCCTTCGGTTTCCGCCTTCTGGTTGAGGATTGCGCCCATCGCGGCGTCTTCCATAAAAATTCCCTGGCTGCCCAGACGCGGGCGGCATAATTTTGCCAGGCGTTCGAGGTTGTCATAAACACCGGGGATATACTCAGGAAGCAATGACGCTTTAATTTGCGTCACATCCCAGTCGATAACGGTCAGTTTCGGCTCATCGGAATACGTGGACTCATACGCAAAGTAAACCACGCCCGTCCCGTCGTTCTCCGTTCCGCCTTTCAGCGCTGTATCCATGACCGCAAAAATCATGTCGCAGTGTTGCGGCATCTCAACCGGTTGACCATCCACCAGCAGCTTATCGACATCGAGTAATGCGTCTTTCGACCAGTCCACGAACTCGGCAAGATATTCCTGCTGCCAAACGCGCGGATCGGATTTCTTCTCCGTCTCCTCCAGTTCCTCTTTTGGGATATAGGGATTCGATGAAGTCGGCGCATGATGCATAACGAAGCCCAGGGATTCGTCGTGGCATATCGCGTAGAAAAAATTGCTCTCATCGATACCGTTTGGTGTGGAAAATACCCACGCACAGCCGCGGTAATCGACAAGCGTCGGGCGTATAGCGCGGGGCCAGATTTCCTCGAGCATTTCCGGCGATTTAGTGAATGCGGCCTCATCAATCAGCACGGCGTGATATTTACGCCCACGCCCGGCCAGTTTGTTATTGTCCGTTACCCAGAAGTCGATTCGCCCACCATTGCGAAGGATGATTCGCTTTTCGTTCTTCGACTGGCTGAGAATCAGTGGTTGCAGAGCAGCAGAAATTTCATCCCAGATCTCCTGGTACTGGCGGTATTGCGCAGTAAATATACCCACCCTGCCAGCAATCAACTGCCCGGTTGTGGGGACGGCAAACTTCCGCGTAGCGATACTGGTGGCGATGTTCACCAGCATCACTGTTTTGCCCCAACGACGACCACAACATACCGCGTGGAAACGCTCTTCTATTGCCGCCGTCCATGCGGCAATTTGCCCCTCGTGAGGTTTTGGGAGACAGATTTCAATCGGCATCATCCGCTCCCGGCACAGGCAGAGAGTTGTGGATAATTATTTCGTTATTTCCACCCCCAGCGCCTTTCTTGAGATTTTCAATCTCAGTGCGCAGCTTTTCGTTGCGAAGGCTCAGACCTTCCAGTTCAAGCTCATCGCGACTACCGGCTGCACCACCAGCAGAACTTCCCCTCGTCGCCATGAGCAACTTCATAAGCTCGCGTCGGGCAGCAGCCTTATCCTCCAGCAGGATCTCAACACCGAATTTTCCGAGCTTTGCCCCTGCATATAATTGCCGCGCATCCCCCTCAAGCAGTGAGGTGTCAGCCATATAAAGCTGACCAGTACCCTCACCGCAGCATTTCGGGCAGTCCGGATTAGGTATGGCGTTATCAACAAAACCGAGGCCGCCGTACTCAGGCGCTGGCTTGCCGTCCTTACTGGCCTTCTCTGCTGCTTTGTCGAATTCCGCTATATCACGCCACTGGTAGAAGTGATTCTCGCCCCAGCAATAACGGCAGTTAACACGGCGAAATTGTGCCAGTTCGTTCGGGTCAGCCCGGACAATGGACATGAGCTGACCCACCAGTAAATCGAGGTCGGCTGTATATCGTTTCTGGTACTGATTGCGGAACCATGAGATAGCCCGATAAACCTTAACATTTCTTAACAGGCGAGAAGCTGCGGCACTTGCTACGTTTCCCGTACCCTCGTAACCCGCCAGGCGGTATGCTTCGATGAGGTTTTTTCCCTGAGCAACCAGCATCGCAAACTTCGCCTGCTGATCAGAAATACCGAACTCATCCGGATCGAATGAAATTTCCAGGCCGTTTCCTGTCACCGGAGAAACAACCACCCCGGACTTTTTTTTCTGAGATTTTCCGTTCCGCTTTTGCGCAGTTTGCGCAGATTTTTTTTGCGCACTTTTTTGCGCACTTTTGCGCAATTTTTCCTGCGCATTTTTCGGAGGTTTTTTGATGTAACGGCGGGCTGTTGCGTAATTCAGTCCCCTTGCTTCACACCATGCCGCCGGAGATATGCCGGAGCGGGTGTATTCAGCAATATATTCCTGCTGCAACGCCCCCCAGTCCGGTCTGCTCATCAGTTAGTCCTGATTTTTATCCACCTTGAGTAGTTCACGCAGGGCAAAGGCATCACCTTTTCGGGCCAGCTTAAACAGCGCAGCCCTCAGTTCGGCCTCGCCTTTGGCTCTTCCTTTTCTGATGTACCTGTAAAATTTTCCGAGGCATTCCCGATCCTGTTTCAGTTCATCCAGGTCGATGTCGAGAACATCGGCTATCTGCTGCGGCGTCATGCGACACGCAGCCAGAGATTCAATTTTTTGATACGGAATCACTTTCACCCCCTTGTTGTTAGCAGGGTGTCTTCTTCCTGTATTTTTCGTGAAGGATTTTTACTGCAGCGTTATTCCAGGTGACCTGATGATGAATACGTTTATGGCTGGCCCCCATCAGTGCGATTTTCACACACGATGGGGCATACATGACGGAGTAAAAACTTTTAACGTAGGTACCAGCGTCCAGATACAGTTCGGTCATTCCACCGCTGTTTTTCTGCGTCTGCTTCTGGCCCAACTGGACGGCGCCAACCGTCATAAACAATTCACCACGCCGTCCGAGATTCGTGTATGTGTTCACGTCCTCGTTAATGCGCCCCATGAATGAGAACGGTCGATCAACGGAACAGATAAAACTGTTCATTGCCTTGCGCTTCACCCATGCGGCATGGCCGCCATTATCACCAAGAAAGTCACCCCCCTGCGCCATAGCGATGGAAAGCGCAGGTATTGATTCGTAGTACGCCAGCATTTCAGAAAGGATCGCATCCAGTTTCCTTATCGGGAAATAGGCCTGCTCATAGTTGCGATCCACCCGAAACTGGAACTCGTGATAATCATCATCGAGCTGAATGAAGTATTTACACCCGATCTTTTTTGCCAGGTCGAAACAGGCATTACGGGCGTAAAAGATTGAGCGACGGTCACCGAAATTATCGGCTTCGTCAAAACGACTGGCGATATCGGCTTTGGAAAACACCAGCACCTGCTCGCCAAACGCCTGAATATACTGCTGCCGGGTCTGATCTTCGTCATCAACAACGATAAAAATTTTCCCGGTATAGCCAGCGCGGCGCAATGTCCGGTAAGTCAGAACTTTGTCTGGTCGCCCGTGAGTCAGAATAAAGGCGCAAAAATCATCCTGCATATTCCTCCTCCTCGCCATGCATGATCTCCACCATGCGCTGAGTCATCCGGACAAAACCGTGCTCAATGGCCTGCTGAAAATCAATGATCACCAGTGCAGACTCTTCGAAAAGCGCCTGTATTTCTGCCGGAGCGTGAGCATAGTAATCCGCTATTCTGCTGAAATTGAAAACGGTATGCCGCTCTGCGGCACTCAGGAGGAATTTTTCGATATCAGGCTCAAGGGAGGCCGAACGTATCCGGCTGACCAGTTCCTGCGTTTTCGTGTCGTCGTACAATTGACTAACGACAGGCTGCACCCCTGACGGCTCATATACCGGCGAGTCAATTTTCGTCGTGTACGGCTCATCCTCATGTTCTGTACCTGGTACAACCTCAGTCAGCAGTTCGTCAATCTCAGTCTGGTTAAACCCCGTCAGAGAAATATCGAAATCAGCATCCAGCAGATCTGCAACCTCCAGCTTCAGCAGTTCCACGTCCCAGCCAGCATTCATCGGCAGCCGGTTATCTGCCAGACGATACGCCCGTTTCTGATCATCGGTCAGATTAGCAAGGACAATTACCGGAACGGTGTTCATGCCAAGCGATTCGGCTGCCATGACTCGCCCATGTCCGGCAATAATTTCTCCGCATTCATCAACCAGCACCGGATTTGTCCAGCCAAACTCCTTAATGCTGGCGACCAGTTGCGCCACCTGTTCATCACTGTGGGTCCGGGCATTTCTGGCATATGGAATAAGTTCATCCAAAGCCTGATAAATAAGCTCCAGCTTCTCATTCATATGATTTCCACCATCACCAACAAAAAGCCACCCGGATAAAGGGTGGCCTGTAAAAACTATGCAAAGGTTTGATGTCAGCCCGACTGGATTAGAGTGACTATCCACTCTCCGTATCAGGAGACCTCTTAAATTTCGCAATGAAGTTATATATTGGGCGCATACATGGGTGTGGGTATCCCTCACGCATGAATACAACTCTTGATTCTTCTACTGAAATGACCGTTATCAATACGCCACGGTCATCAATATATTTATGTCCGGGAATTGGTTTGATCTTGGTTTCAAACATAAAGCAGAAATATGTTCAAAGTTAAATAATCACACAGTATTACAATAGAAATTATGCGTTGGTTGTCATGAATATTCAATGACTTTAGAAAAGCCCACCATCGGCCAGTGCGCAGGGTGCGCGGCGGGTGCCGATGGCGAACTTTGGCATTATCGCAGCCCCTCACTGAAGGGCTGCTGTAATACCGGTGATCGATATCTGAATCGTGAACATCGAAATCAGCATTCATTATTCAAAAACATTGCACGCAGCAGAATTTCATG